ATTACAGTAAGTTGCTGGGGCGAATGAGAGAGTTTGGACTAACTCAAAAATCGGTTGCGTCTGCAATCGGCATTTCACGCCAACAGCTAAACAACAAGCTGAATGGACGGTCTCCGTTCAGCCAACGGGACATTAAAGAGATATGTAATCTCCTTGAGATTCCACTCAGTAATGTTGGTACTTATTTTTTTACGGAAGTAGTTACGAAAACGCAACAACAAAAGGAGGACTATCTATGAATGAACTGAAAGTATTTGAAAGCCCTGCCTTCGGGCGGGTACGAACCACCACTATTGCTGGTGAACCGTGGTTTGTCGGCAAGGACGTTGCAACCGCTCTGGGGTACAGTAACCCACAAAAAGCTCTAAGAGACCATGTTGATGAGGAGGACAAAGGGGTGAACGAAACGTTCACCCCTGGTGGAACACAGGAATTGATTGTGATTAACGAATCTGGCTTGTACAGCTTGATTCTTTCCAGCAAGCTCCCCACAGCCAAGACCTTCAAGCGCTGGGTTACAGCAGAGGTGCTGCCGGCTATCCGTAAGACTGGTGCTTACAGTAATCCGCGGCTTGACCCTGTGAATACACCAGCAGCCAAAAGAGCCGAAGCTATGGAGCTGAACGCAAAAAGCCGTGTGGCAAGGCAGATGATGCGGCTGTGGACGGATGCAGGGGTAGCTCCTCAGTATCAGGCGTTGGCTCTGAATGGCTACTACAATGGTTTGGAGCTACCTAGAGTTGCCCTTAGAGGCACAACACCTGCGCTAATGGATAAGACCACCATTGCAAAGCATTTGGGGATTGCCTCCAAAAAATTGAAACCTCATGCGCAGGCTGTTGGTGCTATCATTGACCAACTCACATTGGGAGACGACGAATGGATGGAAACGCCCTACAGTCGGAACGGTCATGATGGCGTGGATATCCAGTATACAAAATCTGTCGAACACAAGGTCATGGATTGGATAAAGGCTGCTAACTATCCCGATGTGATTGTCAGCAACAACGGCAAGAAGTACATGGTGGCATATATCCCAGTTCAAGGGGAAGGAGGTGTCGCTGATGGCAGCAAGGAAGAAGCCGGCGGCTGACCCTGTGCGCCGCATAGCGTACACGGTAGATGAAGCGGCTGTTGCCGCTGGGACAAGTCATGTGACGGTGCGTGAGTGGATGCACCGTGATGATGGATTGCCCTACATCAGAGTCGGAGCAAAAGCCATTATCAGGGTCGATAGCCTTGAGAAGTGGCTGGCAAGGCTGGAACAGGAGGAGAACCAATGATTTGGAGAATCAGTAAGCATTGGATATGCGCCGGAGGGAAGCTCCACCCCTATTATATTGCTGCATACGGCGATTACCGTGAAGATGGTATGTGGGGACTTGCGGGGTTCTATGCGCAGGAATACGCACGTTGCGACACCTTAGCAGAGGCGAAGCGGTATGTCAAGCTGCGAGGTGGAACAGTCTCAGAAATTGTAGAGTGCGATTACTATCAGGTGGGTTGACTATGACAAACTACCATGTGCTGTTGGTGCATCAGAAATATGCCCCAGCAATCGGCTACTATGAGGAGTACACCTGCATATTTTTTGATGCTGACCGAAACAAGGCATTGAAAGAAATGCGGAGGTATGTCAAGCAAAACGGGTTTGCAGTAAGGAACCGGAACGAACAATGGGAAACCGTTAAGGATGTTGTACTTCGGGCGGCAACGCTCACTGGTGACATCCTTGCGGAAACCCCTTATTGCAAGCTCTTTGATGAGTATGGAGAGCTCCGCAAGGAGCGGAAGGAGGAGAACACATGAAACACGCAATCCCTAAGACCCCCATTGCTGTCCGCATCCAGCGGCGGTTGTGCCTGGTGGCAATCACCTTGCTGCACAAGCTGTATTTTGCTTGTGAGCGGGCGCAACGGACAGCACTTGCCCATGCCAATCAAATCAAGGACTGGTACATTTCCAATGTCCAGCCAAAGGAGGTGGGCAAATGAGTGTTATGCTCTCTACTTATATCAGCATTTTGGATGCCCTAGGTAGTGCCTTTATGCGGCGCAAAGAGCGGAAGGCAGCCCTCGAAGCACTGTTTATGGCGGCAATGGATAGCAGAAGCCTCAATTCGGATGAAAAGTTGGAGTTTGAAGCGTGGTTTTTGTATCTTTGTTGGAGAAAAGGCTTGTTGCCCAAAAAAAGGAGGAGAAGATACCCATGAATGATAAGTTTGGCTTTACGGGTCGAACCCGTATCCAGAAGGTGGAGTACAACCATGGCAGATGCCGTCTTGCTTTGCTTCGGCAGATTGTGGCAAAGCGAAATATCCGCCCAGATGTAGCGATTGGCACAGTTGGAGGCTGGATTGAACGTGAGTCCAATCTCGGAGAGAACGGAAGCTGCTGGATTTACCCTGACTGCTATGTTTGTGACTATGCTGTGGTTGCAGACGAAAGCACCATTCGGGACTACAGCAGCATTACAGGATATGCCACTGTAATTGGAGAATCAAGAATCTGGGGCAATGTCCACATTAGCGGTGCCGCTCTTGTAGAGGACGCATCGTTGCTGTACAACGTGATTGCGACCGACAACGCTGTTATAAAGGGTGCATGTGCCAGCAGAAACGTGTCTCTTTACGACAACAGCGTAGTTGAAGGGCGTGTGTATCTCCGAAAGGACGTTACATTATTGGAGGATGCAAAAGTCTTTGCTCCGGTCGGTCAGGGCTTCCACCTGGTCAATAGTCGTTTGGGGCATGGAGCCTACATCACCAAGGAAAATGACTGCGACAACTGGTACGACCCCATCGAGGGACGCTGGTTTACTGCTTACACCGATGATGACGGCGGTCTCTACGTTGCTGGTTGGATTGAGTGTGGAGAAGTGACAATGCTCTACACTGATTTGCTGGACTACCTGCAAACACTGAGTACAGTCAGTGATGACTACATGGCAAACAAATTCAGCCGGCATTTGAGCTTCTTCAGAGAAGTGAAGTACGACATTGAGGACCAGCTTCAAAAGCCCTAACAAAAAGCCGCTGGCGGGACTGGAGCTCCCGTCAACGGCAAAGAAAAATTCACGTCTCACATTTTAACAGAAAGGATTTGAAATTGCAATGTCTAAAAAGGAAATTTACATGCAAAGCATGATTAACAACGTGCGTTGTATGCTTGCCCCTGAAGAACCCGTCACGGCTCAGACCATCATTGACCTGTATGCCATGCTTGAAGAACTGTATGTCTCCTGGGAGTGGGAAACCAAGATTGAGGTTAAAACTGAACCTCCTTGTATGGAGGATTGAAAAGTTATGAGCAAGAAAAGCAGTGGCGTGAGCTACTACACCACGGGTCAAGCGACCATTGCCGTCCCCTTTCCTGAGGACCAGACGGTTTGCGCACAGTGTCCTTACGTCACAAGACGGTATGGACTGCGTTACGAATGTTTGTTGACTATGGAGCATTTGCTCTATCCCGATACCTGTCGGGGCAACACCTGCCCTGTAACGTTTGAAAAGGAGGATTAAAATGGGAATCCCTGTGCTGATTTTGGGGGAATCCGGCTCTGGAAAGTCTACCAGCCTGCGAAACTTTGAACCGGAAGATGTGAGCATTTTTAATGTAGCGTCTAAACCCTTGCCGTTCAGAAAGCGTCTTCCCAAGATGGAAAACGCCAGATACCAGGACATTTACGCTGTCCTTCAAAAGCCATCTAAGAAGGCGTATGTCATTGACGACAGTCAGTATTTGATGGCGTTCGAGGAACTAGACAGAGCAAAGGAAACTGGTTATACCAAGTTCACCGAAATGGCGTTGAATTTCACTGGTCTGTTACGTTTCATCATTGCCAAGACCCCACCGGACGTAATTGTCTATTTCCTGCATCATACCGATGTGGACGAAAACGGAAAGACGAAAGCCAAAACAGTTGGCAAGATGATTGACAACAAGCTCACGCTGGAAGGGTTGTTTTCAATCGTTCTGCTGTGTCAAGTTAACAGTGACGGTCACTTCTTTATCACCCAAAGTGACGGTTTCACCACGGCAAAGTCTCCTATGGAGATGTTTGCAACCAAAAGTATTGATAATGACCTTAAAATGGTTGACGAAACAATCAGAGAGTATTGGGGTCTGACAGGAGGAAAAAATAATGATTGATATTCAAAATTGGGACGACATCCAGGAGAGACAAGACGGGGAATATCCCACTCCTGAGCCTGGCGGCTATATTGCCAAAATCACGGGCTATGAAGATGTGGAGGCTAAGCAGTATCTTCGCATTTTCTGGGATTTTGCTGAAGGCGAGTTTGTAGGGCTGAATCAGCAGACCTATGATAGAGCCGGCTTCCATCCTTATGCCTTCATCCGTTCTTACAAGCCTACTGCACTGGGCTTCTTCAAGGGCTTCAAGACCGTTTTGGAGGTTTCCAACCCCCAGTATCGGTTCAATACTCGCT